TGATAGGATTTTTAGGGCAACAAGCAGATCAATTAGTTGTTGGACCAGAATTTACCACAAGATCCAGTTCAGCTTCTGATGTTTTGGGGGCATATAAAAATGGTTTCAACTCTCAACTCTCAGATTATTTAGAGTCAATTACAATCGATTCAGCTTCCTATAAACTTACTTTAACTTTAAAAGAAAATGTTGGGGCAACAATAGAATACAAAGGGAAACTCTTGGTTGACTACTGGGGATTTGAAGCGGAAGATGTAAGTAATTTAGACCCTTTACATTATGAATCTTCAGGAGCTTATGTAATAATTGATTATAGAAATACTTATACAACAGGAAGACTAATCACGATGACATATACTGCTAATGGTACTACTGATACAATTGATATAACATACAGTGCTTCTTCTATAGAAACTTTAATGGAGAACGCAACTAATATTAAAGTAAATGCCATAGAAGATCCAGCAGATGTACTCACAATTTATTTACCAGCAAAGTTCACAAATTTAAATCGATTTACTGTTAGTGATACCGCTGCCCCTATATATATTACCATGGTAGATGATTCTGGAAATGTGCATAACGACGTTATTCAACCACAACCATCAAATAATACACTTAATTTTGGTATAGGCTGGGTGCCTATGAGAGCAGGAAGATTGAACTTTAAAGATGTAGATAATACGTATATGATTGAAATGGGTATTAATATTCATAAATGGGGAGAAAGTGGTTTAGTAAGTATTGTAGATGATATACCAGTTGGAAAGTATACAACTTTAGATAGTATTTTAACAGCCATTGATACAGCAATAGATGATTATGCAATATTGCGGGGTTTATCAAGCTCCGAATTATATGCGGATAAGCATTCAACTTATGTTACCATCTTTGTAAGGCATGATTATTATTTTGATATGCAAATTGAAGAATCAGCTCCAAGTATTGAGTTATTAAGCATAGATAATAAAACTTTTAACTTTTCAATGTTTAATACTTCATTTCCAATACAATATGACTGGGTTAATGATACAATAAAACGTTTTATAATTGAATTTGGTAAAAGTAATGCTGATGTGTTCTTTTTGTTTCCTTATATTGTGGAGGCTCCCATAGTTGACCTGATGTTCTACCAGAACAGACTGGTGTTTATCACAGAGAGAGCTCTATTAGCCTCAAGAACTGGTAGATTCTCTCAGTTTTATCCAGATAACCCTGATGTAATGCTAGAGTCTGACCCTATTTTACTTTTGATAGCCCAAGCGGGAGACAAGTTGCAAGCTATGATACCTTTCTCAGAGTCTATATTACTCATAGGTAACCGAGAGCAATACACTTTGTATCACCAAGGGTTTATGACTTTTGCAAATCTTACTTTGCTCCCAGCGACATCTTATACACTTGGGCCAGCGAGACCTATTAAAGCTGGCTCGGAGGTATTCTTTAGTAATAACAACCAGCAATACTCTAGGGTCCTAAAGTATATCGTTCAACCTAATACTCAAATTAAGACTGCCTATGAGTTAACCACAAATATCCCTAAATATATACCCAAAGATATCTCAAAGTTAATCTATTTGGACTCTTTAGATATCCTTGCGGCTTTCACCAAGGAATCCCCAAGTACCCTATACATACTACAGCAAGCTTACCAAGGGAACCAACAGGTACAACTAGCGTGGCACAAGTGGACCTTTGAGTATCCCATAGTCAACATTGAGAAAGACTCAAAGGACTTACTGTATATTATGTTTGACTTAGGTAATACCATAGGTGTCTCAAAGATGGATTTAATCTCTGAGAAACCCAAGTTTTACTTAGACCTGTGGGAAACCTTAAGTGTATCTTTTAGTAACCCAAATAGACTGTATGTACTCAAGGATCTTGAGGGCAATTACTTAGAGGGCACCAGTGATAACTTTACGTACACTGGGATACCCTTTGAGTCTTACATAGAGTTACTCCCGTGGATACTTAGGAACTCTCAGGGTCAACCAGTAACCGACGGGAGGCTACAGCTTAGACAACTAGAGTTAATCTTTACGGACACTTGGTATCTAAAGGTTGTCAATACCCCTCTAGGTCGCCCAGAGTATTACAGGGAGTACCAAAACTTGACTTTAGATGGCTATGAGATACCTGGAGGATACAATCAGGACACGTTAGGATCCATCTTTGAGTCCAGAGGCACCTTAAAGTTATATGTTGGTGGTCAGGCTAACAAAGCTAACCTTAAGATAACCTCGGGGGACTCAATGTGGAGAATGGGTATCCTGGGGTACACTTTGTTTGGAAACTGGCAACAGTTCTCTAAGTGGAGCCAAGGAACTTCTATGGGAAATGGGGGTGTTTAATATATGATTTCAGCTGCAATTTTAGGAGCTCTAGCTTTAGGAGCAGGGCTAACTTTTGCTGGTCAAAGAGCTGCTAAAGAAGAATACAAAGAGCAACAACAGGCTTTAGGGTTATACGAAAAGGAAACCAAAAGAATTCAGGAAGATATAAGAAAGCAGACTCAGCTTAATTTGCAACAATTAGATCTCCAGAGGAAACAACAGGTAGCTGCTTTTCAACAATCAGTTTCTGAGAGGAAACTTCAGGGTATACGAGCTCTCAGTGGTTCTCAAGTAGCTCTGGCTGCCAGGGGGCTCCAAGGTGGCACCGCTGGTAGACTATTGGAAACAGTTCAATATGATACCAGCAAAGACATTGGGATAATACAAGAGAATCTAAGAAACTATTTAACACAGCAAGAACTTAGAAAACAACAATATCAAGCTGCTGGTGAAGCCCAGATTAATCAATACCAAGCACAACTCGAAATGCAAAGACAGAACGTAGAAGCTCAAGCTCCAACATTTTGGGGTACTACAGTACCAATAGCCACTCAGAGTTTTGCTACATCATTTGGGTTTTTCTTATAAGGGGGAAAGAAGATGCCCTTTCAATCACAAGAAAGAGTTCCTCAAACAAATGGAATGCCTGATACAGAGCAATATTATGATAGAACAACACCATCTTTAAATATATTTGCAACGCCATTAAGTTTTCCAATAGACGACTCGGCGTTGATGACCATAAACTTCAACACAAAGAACCAGTTGCAAAGCTGGCAGAACTTTGTGTCATCTTTAGGTACCTTTAAGACTCTGACGGACAGGATAAGAGCCGAGAATGAGAGAAAAAGGTACACTGAAGGTATGCTAGCTTCAGCTCAGGGACTAAATCTACCAGAGCATGCAGCTAAAGCTTATCTTGATGGATACTATGCATACCAAGCTAATTTGGACTTCCAGACTTACTCTACTTCTCTTCAGCTATTCGCAGCGGAAAATATGGGTACTTGGGAGACCCAAGAAGAAGTTGAGCAAGCTTTAAATCAATTTACTGATCAATTTATAGAAGCTAGACCAATTAATAGTACCTATTTAGAGGTTTTGTTACCATCGATTTTAGAACAAAACTCGGCTGTTATTAATGCTTGGACTCAACAAAAAGTAGCCCAAGTTCAGGAGGATATAATAAATACAACCATAGCTGGTATTCAAAAAACCGCTGATGATGTCTTAGAGACTGGACTCCAAGAGTTCCTTGGAGTATCTTCTTTGGAAGTCTTGGCTAATGACCCTAAGTTCCTTGAGACCGGGATAACCAACCCAGATATCCACGGGTTACTTAGAGATGGTTTAACGCAAGCTCAGAAAGGCGCCGAAACTATGGGGTTCTCAAAAGTAGACGCTTCAGAAATCTATGTGCACCGTGTAGGAACTCTGGCGGTGAAATACGGGATGCCAGAACTCTTAGATTTCACATCTATTCCAGACAAGAATGGTATAGCATTAGACCAAACGGTACTATCGGAAGCTATAGATACTTATAGGCTCCAAGCTTCTCAAGTTAAACAGCAAAAGCTGGCAGCTATAGCCGAACTACAAGAAGCTCAGTACCAAGAGTACCTTGATGGTTTCTACAAGTCAACCTTTAGTCAAATATCGAGTCTTATGTATCTCTCTGAGACAGACCCAGTGTTAGCCCGAGAGGAGGCTTTAAGTCTCCGCAACGAACTCTTTGCTGAAGATAGCCCTCTTTGGGATTTATCTCAGACTAACTTTAGGGAAGTAGTAGACACTTTAAATACACTTGTGTATAATCCAAGGGATTTCGCAAGTGTCTCAGACGATAAGGTTTATATAGATTTAAAGACACAGGCTTATAATGATGAGTTATCTATAGATGAACTTAATGTAGCTCTAAGAGATGGAAGCTTAAGCAAAAAAGATTATTTAGAACTGCTAGATATTGTTTATGAAGCCGAGGCTGAAAAAGAGGCTAATAGAAAGGCTTACTTTGAGAATCTCTTAGTAAATGAGGGGAGATTATATGGAGTAAACCCAGAAGATTTAGATACTATACTATACGATAAAAATATTTCACCTTCAACCAAAGATGCAATCACAGCTACCTATTTACAACAACAAGCAGAGAGAGTCAGGACAGAAGAAGAACTAGCTAAAGCTCAAGAAGAAGCAGCTGAAGCTCAAAAAGCTGAGGCACAGCAGATGTTATATATAGATTATTTAACAAGAATCTCAACTGGTCAACTAGAGCCTTCTGAAAGTTTAATTCAAGAAGTTTATAAACAGGTGGTTGATGGTAACTTAAGCCCAACTAAAGGGGAAACTTTAATAAACAAAGTTAATCAACTAATAGAAGATGCTGATAAAGCTAAAGTTAATTCAATCTACGGACCTTATGCTAACCCACTATTAGAAAAGACAGCAAAATCAACAATTAAAGGTATAACATCAGATCCAATAATAGGCACTATAAATTCGGCTTTTGAGGGTATCATGGAGCTCGCTTGGCTAGATTTAGATTATCAGTTTAGGTTAAACCATGGCACAAACCCAGAAAACGCCTATGAATTGTACCAAAAAGAAGTTATTCAACCATTAGAAGATTTTGGGTTTAAACAGTATCAAGAATACTTTGGAGACTATATACCCTCATATTACCGAAGTAAACAACAAACATCTCAGGTACCACAAAATACACAAACTATTCAACCGACACCATCAACAACTACTCAACGTAAAGCTACAAATAATGTTCAACCTGATGTAATGACTGGAGCTGCCCAGGTAGTTCCAACACCAAGAACTAATACAGCTCAACCGCCAACACAGCAGCAATCTACAGTTTCAACAACACCAGTGGCTCCCGTGCCAGTTCCACAGCAAATAGTTGATGATGCTGTATCTAAAGCTATCTTGAATAATAACATTCAAACTTCTGTGCCTATGCTTAGAGACCAATTGATAATTGAGGGTTACCCTGAAGATGAAGCTAAAGCTTTGATTATGGAGTCTGCCATTAACCAAGCTAGACAATTTGTTATAAATAATGGTTCCACCATGGATACACAAATACAACTTCAATTAAGGTTACTTGGACTAGGATTTACCTTTGATGAAGCCAACTATATCATTAGACAAGTGGGGTTCAGATGATGGTGAACTTAACTCCTCAAGATAAAAAGTTAATAGAAGATTTTGTTAAGTATACGATGGGTGAAAGTGCATTTAACTCCGATGAAAAAACAAGATCCCAAAAGATAGATACAGCCACAAAAGCTTATATTAAAGCTAAGGAATACGAAATAGATCCTATATTGTTTCTTTCTTTAATACACCAAGAAAGCTCTTTAGGAACCAAAGCTAATATTAATGTAGCTCAAGTTTTCTCATACCCAGTTCAGGAATATAATGCAGCTAATAATGCTAATATAGAATATCCATTTAAGAACCCAGAAGATTCACTTGAGGTCGGAGCTTGGTATCTAAAAGAGCAACTCACAGAATATCTTGGTGGTGAATTTTTTGGAAAATGGACAAATAAAGAAGCACCGGAAGAAATTCAAGAGTTTCAGAATACAATTAAAAACTATTTAAGTATTCAAACAGATGATCCCGAAGAACTTGCAGAAGCATTTAAGGCAGAATTAAAGAATAACCTTAGCAATCCAACAAATGAATATTTAACAGCCATAGCTATTGGTGCCTATAATGAAGGTGCTAATGGTTTAGCTGAAACCCAAATAAACACAGGTAATTGGGCTTTATCCAAAAGAGAAAACAGTGATCCAGATACAGCATGGGATTTTGCTTCTAAAATAACAAATAGAGTAACATCTTTTGCACAGGAATATCAGTATCCAATATCTATTAATCCATTACCATCGGAACCTCAAGATTTAAGTTATTTAACCCAGAAGCAACCCAAAGTTACCACAGAGCTTCCACCTTTAGCTGACTTAGGTTTTACTGGGATAACCACAGAGGCTGCCCCTTTGACAAACCCAGAGCCCTTAGAGATACCTCAAGTAGCCCCAGAGATACCCCAAGTAACTCCTGAAGTAGTCCAAGAGGAACCTGTGGTATCCCAGCAAGCTCCCCTGGTAACCCCAGCGGTTCCCACAGAGGAACCACAAGTAGTCCAACAGTTTCCTATGGAGACTCAGGAAGCCTCAGAGGTAACCCAAAGTCCCCAAAACTTACCTCCTTTGGCTAGTTTGGGTGGGGCCATGGCTGAAGCAACGCCCCCAGCGGTATCCACAGAGTTACCCTATGGTGGAGACACAGAGTCAGTAATAGACTTCTGGAAAACCGTGGGTCTTGCTGCGGTCTATAAGGAACCCAAAGATAGCCTCTTAGACCCTGCTGTGGAAACTGTGGCTCAGACTATAGGTAATCTGGGGCGAGAAATAGCACTTATAGTTACCTCTTATGGTCTAGCTAATACTGGTATCAAAGCTGCTCAGGGCATCTCCTGGGTATCTAAGGCTGCCAACAAGACCCCGGTGATAGCCAAAGAGGCTATAAGAGGAACCACGGCGGGTGCTATAAAGACTGGGTTTTCAGCTGTTTTAGGTCAAGATATAAGCTGGTATGATGCAGCGATAAACATGGCTCAATTTGGAGGAGGGGACTTTGCTAGAAGTGTATCTCAAACATTGTTAAAGAACACTGCTGTTGTAAGTCCAGCTATTAAAGAACTCATAGGTTATGCTTCAGATGTTGTTGGGGGAGCTACGTTAGCTTTAGGGATACACGGGGAAGTTGACCAATATGTAAAGGAAATTATAGCTCCTCAAGCTGTGGCAATGGGTGTTGTAGACATGTTATTCTGGGGAGCCACTAAGGGCAAACTAGATTTAGACACAAAGGCTGCCAATGATATAGTTCAAGCTAAGATGGATATAGACTCAGATTTGATATCCCCCAGTGAAGCCCTTAAGGAACTTGATGCCAAACTAAGAGAACTAGAATTGGACATTAGCAAACTCCCATCAGAATACGAAAAGGCTCTAGGAGATAACCTAAAGAAACCAGAAGTTACACCTAAGGTTTCCCAAGAAGAAACAAAGATTCCCACAGAGGAACCTAAATTTTCACAAGAAGAACCCAAGATCTCTGAGAAACTAACAGAACCCTCTGAGACAGCCAAAAAGGTTGCTAAGTTAGTGGAATCCGAGGTACCATATGAGGACGTTGGGGCACCCAGGGTTACACCGAGGAAAGACAAGGCACCCATAAATACCACTAGGATAAACTCGGATGATGGAACTATAAACGAAGTATACAATATGGCAAAAGCTATTGAAGAGACTGAAGGCAAGCCAACTAAGACTTTTGAGGAAATAAAGAAAAATGTAGAAGCTATGACTGGTGAAGGTTTAGCTAAGGAACTAGGTATTAACCTAAAGGAAGCTAAAGCTCTTCAGGAAGCTATTGAAAAAGCCCCAGAACAAATAACCGCATATAGGGAACTAATAGTGTCTCTTGGTAAACAAGCTCAACACCAAGCTCAATATATACAAGAACTCCAAAAGAAAGGAGAGGCTGTACCAGAAGTTGAAAAGATAAAACTTCAAGAATTGTTGATGTATCAAGCTGAGTTAACAAAGAGCACTAAAGATATATCAACAAGGATAGCTCAAGCTTTAGCAGCTCACAGAATAGAAGTTGATGGGAAACTATATGATGTCTCTGAACTTAGAGACTGGGATATCTTTAAGAACCCAGACGCTCTTGGGCTTTATGAGGCTTATTCTAAAGCTGGTATAGATGAAAAGACATTTAACCAGCTAGTAGAACGTTTGGCTAACACTACGGATATAGCTGAAGTTACACAAATAGCTCAAAAGACAAGCTTAAAGAATATACTGGAATTCGTTGAGAGCTATAGGGGATCTAATCTACTCTTGAATCCAAATACCCACATGAGAAACTTGTTATCCCAGTTTTTACACCAAGCTCAAGAAACCACAATGGATTTTACCGAGGCTTTCATTAACAAACTTAAAGGTTCCCCAGAAGATGCCATGACTTTCCATGAGGCTGTATCGAGATTATCTGGAACCGTAGAAGGAATGATTAACGCTTGGAAACGACCAATAGTTTCAACTAAAGATATCTATGGGATTACTCACAACGTGGAAGCTCCATCTGTGATGGACTTAACCAAGCTCCTTATGTTTAATCCAAAAGAATTTGAGAAAATTTACAGTATGACACAAATAGGTGTATCCAGAGCTCAAGCTGAGTCCCTAAACGCTAGGTTCTCAGGGCACAACTTATTTGGGAAATTCAGTGAAGCAAACACTATCATGAAGGGTATGACAAATACTATTGATTACTTTGCGTCAGTCCAAAGATTATTGTCTTATGGTTTACTACAGGCTGGTGATAAACCCTTTGCTTACGCTGGTTATCTTAGTGAAGTAAAGGGGAAAATAGATCAGCTGATACGTAAAGGAACTATAAGTAAAACTGAGTCTGAAGCTGTGTATAATGCAACTAAAGCATACAGGCAACAGCAGATGCTTAAAGATGCCTTAGAGGAAGCTGCAGCACGTCAAGGAATACCAGAGATGAAAATACCAGATTATGTGAACCAAAAGTATCAAGAAATGGGTATAATAGTACCCGAAAAGTACACAGATTTAGTTACAGAATTGGATAAAGCTGGCTTAGCTAAAGCAAATGAAATGACTTGGAAAACAGCTCCAGAGACTAAGTTAGGGAAGGCAAGTGAACGTTTTATTAACAGTGTACCAGCCATTAAGATATTCCAGCCCTTCATCAGAACTCCAACTAAGATCTTAGAGTACGCAATGTATACTTCAGGTCTCACTGGGAAATTCTGGGAAGATATTCGCTCAGGAGATGTCAGACGAAACAGTAGAGCCATAGCAGCTTTAACTGTATCTGGAAGTTTATACGGACTTGGAGCCCTCTTGTATTCTCAAGGAAAATTGACACCAGCAGCTAGAAACGCAGAAGAGAGAGAACGGATGAATCAAGCCGGGTTGCAAGAAAATAGTATTAAAATAGGTGATAGCTGGGTGAACATAAACGTCTTAGATCCAGCTCCAGCATTCTATTTTACAACAGCAGCTAACATATATCGAGAGGTTGAAGAGGCTATTAACCCAGAGGATTACCCAGAGGCTGAAACTAAAGCTTTTGACTTTTTAACAATAGTAGCAAATTTAACTCTAGATAAAACATGGTTTCAAGGAGTAGAAGATCTGGTTAATGCTTTAACTGGTTATGGGTCCGAAAGATACTTTCAGAACTTAGCTCAAACATTTGTACCAGGTTATGGGTATGAAAGTTTCTTCAGGCAAAAGTTTGGGGATTACTTGATAGATCTTAATGGTGCTGTTATGAAAGGTCAACCAAAGTTGGATGTCTTTGGGAAACCTATTGTTAACTATGATTACAAGTTTGGTCTAAGGGTTATGGAAGAAACCGATAGCCCCATTAGGCAAGAATTGTACAACCTAGGAATTAACTTGAGCTCTCTGAATGCTGTAAGTTACAATATGGAGCTCACTCCAGAGGAACACTATGAGATGATAAGATACCTTGATACTCACCTACATGCTGAAGATAGGCTGAATCAATTAGTGTCTACACCAGCTTATCAAGCTTCTTCTGACGCAACCAAGCGTAAGATGATATTAAAACTCTGGAATTCTATGGTGGATCAAGCGAAAGCTTATGGTGCCTCGTTGGCTGCTAAAAGAGGAGCTCTAGAGGAAAGCACCAAAGAGCAATTAGAAGAACTCACAGAGCCACCTTCGGAGGGGTCAAGGTATTTCAAGGCTCCTACACCAGAGTTACAGAAACAGGTTGAAGAAATCTTGAATTGGGGGCAAGAATAATGGCTGATTTTATCTTTAATTTCCCAAAAGATGCTCTAATTTATCTATTAGCTATACTTATAGTACTATTATTTTACTATTTAAGGCAAGAGGTACTGAGATTGACCAAGGTTTTAGATCGTTTATCTAACTTACTGGATAAGTATGAGGCTAATTTGCAGCAACTTGACATAAGATTAACACGTGTTGAGACCAAAATTGATATCTTAAAGAACCGAGTTGATATGGGTGAAAACTAATAACACAGGGGATCCCAGAGAAGAGCAATATCTTGAAAATCTTAAGGAACTAAAGTATCTCTTGGTTGAGAAGTACCTAGAAAAGCTTGAAGAAAATAATTTCATAGCAAGTGACGCAGCAAATATAATAAAGTTACTAAAAGAAACTGGTATGCTAGATTCAGGAGACCCAGAGAAAAGCTTGGATTACCCAGACTTACCTTTTGAGGATGATTAAGATGACTAAAAATGAATTTATGAATAAGATAAAGTCAGACTTTAGGAACCTTTTGTTTGCCGTGTGGAGAGACTTGGGGCTCTCAGAGCCAACTAATAGGCAATATGAAATAGCTGATTATTTGCAATCTGAGAGTTCCAAGAGACGTATCATAGAAGCCTACAGAGGTTTTGGTAAAACTTGGATTACCAGTGTGTATATCATTTGGAAACTTCTTAGGAACCCCCAAGAGAAAATACTGGTGGTTTCCGCTTCGGGTAGGCACGCAGCAAGTATAACCACGTTTGTCCAGAGATTGATTATAGAGTTACCCTATCTTCAACACTTGGTGCCACCAGCGTACATGAGGTGGTCAACACTGGCATTTGACGTGAATGGGAAGAAACCAGATCCGGCACCATCAGTTAAATCCAGCGGAATCACCTCTCAAATTACAGGAGACAGAGCTACTTTGATTATCCTTGATGACGTAGAGACAGCTAATACAGCTGAGACTGAAGTATCTCGGGATAAACTCTTTGATATCCTAAATGAAATGGAGCACATTATTGTCCCCGAGGGATCCATAACTTACCTTGGGACTCCTCATCATTTGGACTCTATATACTCTGAGCAAAAGCTATTATCTCGAGGATACACAGCGTATATACTTCCAGCAAGGTACCCAAAGTTAGACTCATTGGATCACTATAAGTCATACTTGAGCCCAAAGTTAGCCAAAGAACTCCAAGATAACCCGGGGTTACAATGGAAACCCACAGATCCCCAGAGATTCCCAGAGGAAGTCTTGAGGCAAAAGGAACTAGCGGTAGGTCATAGTGAGTTCATGATGCAATACATGCTGGACTTAACCAGCACTGATGACCTCAAGTACCCATTAAGACTCTCGGACCTAATAGTCTTTGAGACAGACCCAAGGAAAGCCCCAGTAACTATTAGGCACACTTCCTCGGATGGGGACGATGAGTTCAAGCTAGATTACACTGTGTCTACTCCAAGAGGCTATGAGAGTCTCTATGGACCCTCAAGGATAGACAAAGAGTGGCTGGAGTACCAAGGGATCATCATGGCGATAGACCCAGCGGGACACGGGGCGGACCAGACGGCGTATAGTATCATCGGGCAACTCCATGGGAAACTCTATGTTCTAGACTTAGGGGGATACGATGGGGGTTACGATGACGATGTACTCATAGATCTCGCAAAGAAAGCTAAGGAATACCAAGTGAACAAAATAGTGATCGAAGATAACTTTGGCGACGGTATGTTTACCAAGATATTCACACCAATTTTACTTAAGTTTCACCAGTGTGCTCTAGAATCAGTAAAGCAGAGTAAACAAAAGGAACTAAGGTTAATCAATACTCTTGAGCCAGTGTTAAACCAGCATAGACTCATAGTTGAATCCGAGGTTATCAAAAGGGAATATAACTTACTCCAGAGTAACTCTAAGTACAGCCTATTGTATCAACTGAGTTATCTCTCGGGAGAGAAAGGGGCTCTAACTCATGATGATAAACTAGATGCTCTAGCAATAGGGGTTCAAGCTTGGCAAGAGGCTCTAGGCTTAGATGAGCACACACTGTACGAAATGTACAAACAAGAGCAACTAGAGGAGTCTTTGGATACCTTTTATGAAGCTTTGGGGAAACCTAAAGAAGAGGCCGACTTAAGGTATAACTTTTTGGAAACTAAAGGGAACTTTTAGACTTAACTTAGAGTCTAATCTAAGAAAGGAGGAAACGAAATGTTCACAACGGACACGCAGGTAATCTATGAGAATGTCCTAGCTGGTCAGGCTTATAGTTTACCCTTTGACTGGCTAGATAACTCTCAAATACTGGTATTTGGGGACTCAGAGAAACTCACAGAGACTTCACAGTACACATTGGACAAAACAGCGAGAACCATAGTTCCTCTGAGTAACTATGGGACTCTTGTGGTTACTAGGTACACCTTGGGGTCTGACTTAGCATATAATTTCCAAAGCACCAAGAGTTTACGAGCAGATGAACTTCAGAGAGCTCTAGATATCATTAGGCAAATAGCTGAAGAAGGGTATATTGAGACTACCCAAAGTTTACAATTAGATACCCAAGGTATATATAATGCTCTTGGAAAGCGAATAGGTAACCTTGGGGAACCTATAGAGGACTCTGATGCTGCAACTAAAGGATCCTCAGAAGCTTATACTCAAGCTGAAGCTATGACATTACAAGATGGGAACTATAGTGCTAGAGGGAAAAGAGTAACCAATATAGTAGGACTAGTAGATCCCCAAGATGCAGTAAATAAAGCTGCTTTAGACTCAGTAAATCGTACACTGACAGATCTTATAAATGCTTATGCATCTAAAGAAGATTATTTGATTGACGGCGGATTCCCTGATTCTGACTTTGAGAGAACTTTTGATGGTGGTGGTGCTTACAATGGCTGATAAAATTAAGATAATAAGAGGTACTGAGGGCCAATGGTTAACCGCTGAGGCTAATGGGAAAATACTGGATCTAGGTGAAATAGCTTTTATAACAGATACTAACGAACTTGTGGTTGGCGATGGGGTCACAAGTTTTAGTAATCTCAAAAGGTTCCTAAATGAAACACAGGTAGCTACAATAGACAGTAATGGATATATGAGTTCAAATGATAAGCAATTCTTAGAGATCCACAATGATGGATTTAACAACTTATTCATAGACGGAGGTAACGCCTGATCGACAAGATATGCCTAATAATTTAAAGGAGGACTAAAATATGGCTGATAAAATTAAGCAACGCAGAGATACTCAAGCTAACTGGGAAGCTGTGAATCCTATACTAGATGAAGGGGAACTTGGATGGATCACTGATAGATACACAGCAAAACTTGGAGATGGAACTCATGGATTTAATGATTTACCTATAATTCACGCTAAAATGGACGAATGGATAAATGTAGAGGACTTTGGGGCTGTTGGTGATGGGATCACAGATGATACTGAAGCTTTTCAAGCAATTAGTGATTACGTGAATGCTAAGGGATATGGAGTAATAAACTTTGGCTATAATAAAGTTTATAGATTAGGTCGACAAACTTTTACAGGAGTAAAAGATGGTGCAGCCTATGCTTCTCAACCAATGTTAAATTTTGAAAATTGTAATCTTTTAATTATTAATGGAAATGGGTCAACACTTAAACTTAATGATGGATTGCATTATGGAAGTTTCGATCCAGTAACAGGAGAAGCATACTATCCACCTGAGGGGGGATTTACTGATTCAAATTATTCAGCTGCCACTGGTTTCATTATTAGCATCATGTATTCTAAAAACATTTTAATAAGTAATCTGACGCTTGATGGAAATAATGAAAATCTTATTGTTGGTGGATATTGGGGTGATACTGGAATACAACGACCAGGGACAGGATTGTATGGTATGTATATATCAAATGTAATTATTAATAATGTAAATTCATCTTACAATGGACAAGACGGAGCCATTATTAGAGGAAATATTACTGCCGAAGATGGGGTTGGATCAGATAATATATTTATTCTAAACTCTATATTTGATTATAACGGGAGACAAGGTCTTACACTATCAGGTGGGAAAAACATTAAATTTATTAATTGTACTTTCTCTAATTCGGGTCAAGGTGCCATAGCTTCTTCCCCTGGAGCCGGTGTAGATATAGAACCTAGTGGTGGAAACTTTGCACAAAATATATCTTTCGATAATTGTTCGTTTGAGAATAATATACATAATGGAATTGTTAGTGATGGTAATGATGCTAAAAAAATTATAATTGATCATTGTGAGTTTTGGCAGAATTTTGTAAACAGTGGTTTTGCATTTTGGTTTACTGGATCAAAGCACGTTAGAATTTCAAATTCTGTAATTCATGGTTGCATTGCTCGTATCACTGATGATGCAATTATTGAAAACTGCAGAATAGATGACGCTATTCACCCAACTTATGGACAAAGTGGAGCAGAAAGAGAATATATTTTGGAAAATGGTAATGGTATTTGGATCAATTGTACTTTTGAAAGAACAGCACCAAGGAGACTTTTGTATGTAGTTCTCCCAACAAAGTTCATCGATTGTACTTTTATTTATAAAGGAGATTACCCTACTGATGGTAATTTTATTGGTGTAATTCGCAACTGTACTTTTATAAATTGTACTTTCCAAGATGATATACCAGATAAAACTAAACATTTTCGGTATTCTTACTCTGGAAACAAATTCTTTAATACAATAAATTTAGGACCAAATGTCCATGTACAAGGTATATACTCAGGTGAGATACCATCAGATATGAATACTGTATGGAAATCAGGATCTACTAGACCAACTGAACCCCAAATAGGACAAAGGTTTTTTGATACAACTTTAGGAAAACCTATTTGGTTTAATGGGACTGATTGGATTGATGCAACTGGAACTATAGTATAATTTAGGGTTCGCTTAGTTTCTTAAAGTAACTTTAAGATAACTCTAAGAAAACCCAAGGTAACTTTAAGAGACTCTAAGAAAGGGGATGTTAACTTATGCCATCTAAGAGTACCCTTAAGAAAAAGCCAGGAGAATCCAAGAGTGAATATGTAAGTCGCTTAATGAAAAATAAGACGATGCAGCGAGAATACAAAGATCCTAAACAAAGAGCTGCTGTGGCTTACTCTTATTGGAGGCAGAGTACTAATAAATCTAAAAGCAAGTCTAAAAGTAAATCCAAGAAATCCAAGAGATAATCACAAAGTTCTCATAGGTTACACTAGGTTTCTCTTGGTTATCCACGAGTAACTTACTCTGGAGTATATTAAATTTACTTTAAGATCCCACAGGTTTATCGCTGGGATCTTTTTTATTATCTATGTCTAACTCTGCGTATAACGCCCGTGGTTGAATTTTTAAGTAAGCCTAAAGGTAATCACACACAAAGGGGTACTCAAATCGTCCTAGAGGCTCTAGCGAAGAGGTAAACTCGGAAACTTAGATTATATCTAGTTTCTTACACAGCCTAATAGTTAGTCAAGCCTAGACTTAGCTACTAGAGCCACTTACAGAAGCAGCTATCTATTGGGTTCTCAGAGATACTCATGGATAACCCTGTGTTAACATTAGGTAACCGAAGCTCAGAACCAAGAGTTACTCAGCGTTACCCAGCAGACAACTGAGCTTCGCTCAACTTACCGAAGGTAACAACTTAAAGGAAACCATTGGGTAAGTCTGAGTGCAACTCATTGGTGCCTCAAGGAGCTCTATGAGCACAAATCGCTCAGTATTGAGCAGTTGAGCAAAGCTCAAAGGTTACCCCAGGGTACCTCAAGGTTCTCACAGAGTGTCTCAGGGTTACCACAGGGTACCTCAAGGTTACCACGGGGTGCCCCAGGGTACCCTTGTTTAGGTATCAGAAACTTGTGAGCACCTATTCGCTTTCGGCGTCGCCCCATTTCCCCCGTGGTGCCCCTTGTTAACTCGTGGCATCTCAAGGTAACCGCTGGGATACCCTGGGATATCGCTGGGATACTCTTGGTTTCCTTGAGATGGTATACTAAGGAATAACTCGGAGGGCCTCTAATCAGTCACTCAAGGGTAACACTGCTTTCACAGAGTGGAACTGGGATACCTCGAGGATACCTCTAGGATGCCCTGGGTTACCTTGAGGATACTAAAGGTTTTTATTAACTCTCTTATATAGATATTTATATCTATATAAGAGAGTTAATAAAAACTCATAAAGTAATTTAAGATACTTATAGTAATCTTATATAATTATTATAATATATTATATAATAAAAATCTAAGTGATAACTTAAGTGAACTTGAGTTATCTTTTAGAATCTTCTAAAACTTGAGTGTCTATAATGTAATTGTAATTAACTGTTTACATTCTATCTATTGACAAGCTAAAATATAAGTTGTATAATGAACTTGAAATTAAACTAAAGGAGGTTATAATCTCATGGCAAAGATTGCAGGAACTAAAGAAATTGATGGTAAAAACGTAGTTATTGAGTTTGATGTGACTCTAAAATCTTTTAAAGGTAACTTTGATATTTATGTTGATTGGAGTAAATTTAACTGGTGGCATCCTTTAGAAAAAGACTTATGGAATGAGATTATTACAGGAGCCCCAAAGCTAAACAGTAAAGAACCTTTTAAAGATGAGAACGATTTTTTAAAATATATCATCGATGTAATAAAATGGATGATTCAAAAAGGTTATAAAATTACAGAAGTAAATAGAAAACTAAACTAAAGGAGGTTTTAATATGTATATGAAAGTAACTAAAGATATGTTTTTTGATGAGTTTAAAAGTTATGATAAATACCATGATTTCACTGATGCAGGTATTGAGGCTTTATTCGAATATATTGAAGATGTTGAAAAACACAGTGGCATCCCTGTTATGTTGGAACCTTTTGCAATTTTAGAAATGTATAGAGAATTTCACGAATACAAAAGTTTAAGAGAAGCCGCTAAGGATTACAGTGATATAATCAAGGATATAGAAAACAATCCCATAGCTTTAGAAGATTATACTACGGTTATAAATGTTTTTGAGAACGCCCATGTATTAGTAAAAAGATTTTAAAACTAAAGGAGGCTGTATTATGTTATTTCTTGATTTTTATGAAAAGGTACAAAACAGATTTAGTAAAGAGGGAGCAAGAGAACTTTATCAATTTCTCAAAGAAATGGGAGCCGATGCATCTAAACTCGTTGAATTAAGTGAGAACTATAAGGAGTTTAAAAATTGGAAGGAAGCAAAGGAATATTTTAAGATGAGTAAAGCTAAAATTTTAGATGAGTATTTAGTTATCCCTTGTGTTGATGATCACGTTGTAATAGAAATTAATTAAAAGGAGGTTTTAAAATGAAATTTAGTGAATTCAAAAGAATGGTATTAGATGAGACTGGTGAGGATAAGGATACTAATAGTTTGTTTTATGGCTTGTTTGAGCAGTATATCGGCAGGGATGATATAGACCTTGAGGACCTTAAAGATTACATTGAGGAGTTAGAAACTACCGATATGATCTCGGCGGTTGCTGATGATCTTGTGGATGTTTATGATTCAGATTTACTAGAATGGTATCTACAGCACCCAAATCTTAAATTGGATTATGCTGATGATGCAATTAGAGAGTTAGCAGTAACAAGTATAAGAGAAATTTTAAGAGCTGGTAAGTATCTTTATTTGGAAGAGTTAGCCCGTGAAATAGTTGATACGAGTTTGAACCTCGTAGAGACTTTAAAAGAAGAGGAGGAGGATAACCAGGAGGATACTCAAGAAACATGGTATTATTATGGTGACGATGAGAACCAGGAAGATACTCAAGAATAAACTTAGGGAGTCTTTAGGACTCCCTTTAAATCTAAAGGAGGGTTTATTATGTTGAGAGAATACAGAATATTATTACCAAATGTAAACTTTGAAAAATTCACAGGTAAATTATATATTGGTAGTTTCTTATACGATAATGATGATATGGAAGAGGTAAAAAAACAAGCTATTGAACTATTACCGGAGTTGGATACAAAAGTGTTTGAAGTTGAACCTGGTACACGTTTCAGTGAAGAAGATTCAAAAGTCTTTGAGTGCAAAAATTCTTATGTTGTTGTTGAATACTTTCCTTATGATTTGGACTTTGAAATTGGTGATTTGGTTGATATGGCTTTGTTTCATAAACGTTACGCCTTGTTGAATACCACTAATCTAAAAGCCGAGGACTTTGAATCATGGGGAGAAATGAAAAGATATATTGAGAAAACAGAGAAGCCATTCGTTATATATCCTGTATCAATGAGAGATCACGGAGGTTTATATTTAACATTAGGTTTTTTGAATGATTTCGATAGTGGAGTGATTGGATATATTTATATAACCAAAGAAAAAGCCCAAAAAAATAATCTATCTTATGAAGAGGCAAAGATAATTATCAATGGTATTATCAAAGAGTATGAGGCCTATCTAAATGGTGAAATTTATAATGTTTTTGAATTATCCAAAGATTTATACTTTGAGGAGCCTGTTATATATGATAGTTGTTTAGTTTTTGGATATTCTAACGTTGAGGATTATCTAAAAGAAAACTATAATATTGAAGATTAATCTTAAGGGAGCCCTTGGGACTCCCTTTAATACTTTATGGAGGTGTTGAGTTTGAAATTAGAGCATTTTAGAAAGTTTTATAAAGATATATTCTCTGACAATACAAAGACCTTTTTATTAGATAAAGCTGATTTCTTAACGTTGAATAATAGAGTCAACGATAATTCGATAAATTATTACGAGGATGCATATTATATTTTAAAGTTAGAGAGTGAACTGGGTTTAAACAATATTAGCAATAAAGACTTTCAAAGTTTCAAAAACACAGGTTTGATTTACATTACTTTTATACCAAAAGAAGAGATCACAGTATT